TCATACGATAGCTTTTCATCTTAACATCATACAAATCCACGGTCCCCGTCGCACTATTCACGACAACCAGGTCCGCTGGACCCTTACCACCTAAATCATAATATACATGTGTATTTGGCTTTCCTAAGAAGTCTATGGCCGCTAACAGCTCAGCACGAATACCTTTTTGTTGTTTGCTAAGCATCAACCATGCGGTATGTTTCGTCGAGTTTTTTAAACACAACTTTACCATTAACTTTTTGTTCAAATTTGTGATGGCATGTTAAACATTCGTACACACGTCGATTGCCTTTTGGTATACGGATAAACGGCACGTAGTTATCGCAATTATCACAAATGCCTAGCGTTATCTCTGCTGGTGAATCCTCAGTGTATGTCACCCCAACAACTCCCTTCTTCATAATCTACTTTGTTTGGTACTTCTAGTGTAACAGCCGCTTCCATTATCTCAATAATTTTTTCTGCCTGTTCCATAGACTCTACCGATATATCTAGTTCGTCATGTATTTGTATGTGGGGAATAATGCCTTCGTTGTAAAGGGCCAGCATAGATTGTTTTGTCATGTCAGCCGCTGATCCTTGTATTAGTTTGTTTAATGCTTTGTATGTAAATGCTCTCTTAATCCCCGGTCCGTGCTCCCTTAATGCATCAGCGTGGGGCAATGGTTTCTTGATACCGAATCCGTGTGGTTCCCATAGATCAAAATGGCATAGACGACCACCAATCGTGCGTATCTTACCGCTGTCATCTGCGCGTCTTGCGACTGCATCTGACAACATACGTACAAACGGTGCTTTCTGATTGTAGGTCTTAATTAGTTTCTCAGCAGCTTCTTTGAGAAGTCCTAACTCAGCCATCAGCTTGTTCTTGCCCATGCCATACATTAATCCTAAGTTAATAGTGTTTGCTTGCTTACGTTCGATGCCGGCCATGTCCGCGATCATCTGATGGAAGTCAGCGTCGCCTGAATTGTAGCCGTCGACAATAGTTTGTGTTCCTTCTAGCTTTAACAGAGATGCAAAGTGCACAACAATACGTGGTTCTTGCTGACTGTAGTCAAAGCAACCCCACTTGTGGCCCTCTTCTGGTATAAATAGTGACCGAATCAACGGTCCGAGTTCCTTGTGTCGTGCAGGTATTTGTTGCAGGTTAGGGTTAGAATAACTAAATCGTCCTGTCACTGTACCGCCGTCATCACTACGAATTTGATTGATATCTGAGTGTATACGTCCTTTGTAGTTATGTTTTAATATCGTATCAATAAACGTAGTGTTGGCTTTGTTAATCTCTCGAGCTTGATTAATTAGTTTTGGCAACTCGTGTGGATGAGTCGCCAAGAAATTTTTTGTAAATGATGGTGCACCTTTTTCTGTCCTGTCATACGGTAGCTTGACTATGTCAAATGCTTTTGCAATAGATGCAGCAGCCCATATCTCTACATCAAAACCTGCTAGCTTTTGTATGTCGCGGTGCATTTCTTTTTCTGCATCGACCAGTTGTGCTTTTGTTGCTTCTGCTTTTGCAACGTCAACGCGTACACCTTTAAACTTCATATCAACTAGACATGGAAATAGATTCGTTTCTAAATTAAATACATCCCATAAATCTTGTTTAGATATTTCGTGCTGTAGTGCATGCCATAACTTTAACGTTACAACTGCGTCTTGTTCTGCATACTCACCAACCAGTGGCGCTGGCAGTCTCCACATTTCTGACTTGGGATTGATACCCCATTCTTTTGCTGCTTCTTGTAATATCTTTTCGTTCTTGCCTATGCCTACATATTCTTTACCCAACGCATTCAATGCATAGCCCCATCTGTTTTCATCTATTAATGATGCTGCAATTAATGTGTCAATGATACCACCACGGATTTGATAACCCATAGAACGTATCCAGGATACATCGTACATTGCATTGTGAAATATTTTTGTAGCGTCGGTGTGTAAAACTTCTTCGAACCAATCCAATACCAATCCACGGTCCATGTTCCCACCACCTTCGTGATTGATTGGAAAATAACCTGACCATCCTTCTACTGCAACTGCAATACCAATCACTTCACCGTCACCACGTACAGAACCAGATCCCATTGTTAATAAATTTGGATCTCTTGTTTCTAAGTCGATTGCAATTTCTTTGCGGTCAGATAAATCTGGTAAATTTGTCGGTGGAACCCATTCTGTTTCGGGTTTGAACATTGGTACCTGTAAAGGTTTAGGCATAATCTCTCTCTATTATCATTTCTATGTAGTGTATCGCCTTCTCTAAATCTTGCTTGCCGCTTCCCTTGTGTGGGTGGCGCATGATATACTTTATAGCATTTCCTTCAGCAAATAACAATTTGTTTTTATTGATGAATTCCGCGGGTTGTATCTCGTATCGGTTGTAGTGACTACCACCGATTTGTTTTTTTAATGACTTCATAGCACGTATGCCCTTTCATAATTTCTTGGTTCTAGTATATGCAAATTTTCTTTTGCTCTTGTCACTGCTACATAAAATAACCTGTGTAGCTCGTCTGGTTCCCGATCGTTTTGATCAACACTAGACTTAGTAATATCAGGAAGTAATAATACATTATCCGCTTCACCTCCTTTCGCTCCGTGTATAGTTGACATTGTAATTCGTGGTGTTTGCGAAATCTTTTCTTTGTTCGCTAACATGTTTCGTATGTAATTCTCTGTGTTTGTATCTATCTTTGTAAATGCTTCGTACCAAACTTTATTAGTTTGCAATCCGTGTTCCGCGATGCAGTCTTCTTGTGTATATGTCAAATCATTGTTCATCGTTTTACCGGTGCGGTAACCGCGTGTTACGTTGTCACCAAGATAAGAATAAATATTTTTTATTTGTATAACATTTAACATACCACCCTTTGACCATTCTTGCCAATGTTGTATGGCCATTAATAAATCTACAGGTATAGAGTTTCGTCCTTTGTGAGAAAAATACCACCCCTGCAGCTCACATAAATCTTTTACATCATCTAAAAAATAATTTGCAGATGCCAACACTAACCATTCGCCTTCGCTCATGTCCACTTGTGTAATGTCTGAATACCTGTTCAATTTACCAACAGCTTCACGTGGCCTGTATGTTTTATCAAAACGATTGTTGACGCGTTCTATTATGCTTTGTGATAGCTCGTGTATAGGTCCACCAGGAATACGGTAGGATTGTTTTAGTGTGTCGATCTGATCTACTTCTTCTTTAAGAGCGATAAAAGAATCAACGTCAGCACCAGCCCATTTAAATATAGCTTGATCATCGTCCCCTGCAATGTAGGTCTTGTCAGCTTTCGACCAAAGAGACCTGACCATTCGCCACTGCAAAGGTGAGAGGTCCTGTGCCTCGTCAATAAATAATACGTCAAAAGATGGTGATACATCTTGTTCAACAAATCTTTGTAACATGTCAGCATAATCTATCATTCCTTTCTCTTGCTTATACCGCTTTAGTTCTCGGTCTAATAAATACAATGTATCGCGTTCAATATCAAGATAGTGATTGTTATCATCATACAAATCCATCACATCACGCTCTGTAACTCTAGCTTTGTTTATCAATGACAGGTATTCATTGTCAGATGTAAATGTGCCGTCAGAATCAGAATTGTTTGCATGTTGTATTCTTATGCTAATACCAACTTTAGACCCAAAGTCTTTGTAGTCACGTGTCTGCATAACCTGCTCACGTTTTACACCTAGTGTTCTAAATGCTAGCGAGTGTAATGTTCTAAAAAAAGGTAAATCGTCCTGTGCATCAAGATTAAACTTCTCTGCAGCTCTACCTGATGCTTCTTCTGCGGCCTTACGTGTAAAAGAAAAATATCCTATTCTTTTAGAATCAACACCGGCTTTTAAAAACTGATCTACTAAATCTAATAGTGTAGTTGTTTTACCTGTACCTGGTGGTCCTAAAATAATAGTCTTCATCAGAACGGACTCTCTTGATACGTAACATGAGACACATCTGGTTTGTATGTCTTCATCGCTTTGATCTTAACGACTCTTGGTGTTTGATTCTTTAAAGTCATTCTAACTTCTTCTTCAAATATTTTTAATTGTTTAATTAAGTTACCCGTTTTTATTTTATCTAGTTCCCAGTTATTTCTTTTTGCAAAACTATAAAAGTCTTCCATTCTAAAATAAGTGTAGCCCTCGTCAGTCCATGCAGCTTTATTAAGTATGTCATCTTTTGTACGCGCTATCGCTCTGTGCACTGTAAAGTCATACAATAAATTTTCTATTTGGTTTTGTGGACTTAATGACTCAAGAGGTTCTATCTCTTGTAGATTACCCATTAAAGGTTTTACATATACCTCTCTCCAATCTTTTGCTTTTGGTATTGGTGATACAATGTTTGCTTGATCTAATACTGCTATCGCAAACAAATTAGGATTGTGTAACTGTTCTGTTTTTAATTCTACTCTCTTGCTGTCTACATCTAAAAACCATTGTGGTGGATTAGAGTTTATTTTTGACAACGTACCAAATTCTGGCATCTGCTCTTCTTCAAAACCTACACCAAACTTTTTTGTTCTACATTTTGCAGCATTACACACACCACATATTGGTTGGTCTTTACATCTGTATTTATCATAACCACGTTTACCAATAGAATTCATCAACTGTTTTACTTCTTGAAAACTTAATGGTGGATCCATGTACTTTTGATTAGACGACATCACATCGTTCTCCCATGTGTCTGGGTTAGCTTGCTTGTGATACACAGCTACATTAAATAATGCGTTGTTTCGTGATCCTTCACCAAAACCTTCGTCCGCTAATTTATTTAAGCAAGGTGGTCCATCTTTAAACGCTTCGTTAGTTTCAACTTTTTTTACAGCAACTATCGCTTCTATCTGTTCTCGTGTCTGTACCCATTCATCATATATAGAATAGAATGATTCTAAACTAGCCGCGTTGCCTTCTGCATCAAAAGTATAGCGCAATCCCCTAATTCCACCATGGTATGGTAAATTTAAAAAGTTACCTGTATCACCACGTTCAACTAATATTTCAGTTTGTTTTGGAAATATCTCACTACCTGCATAACCTAAAGCTTCTGACATCATCTTTAGTTTTGACTGCATCAATGCAGCCGGTATGTATTCTGTTGCAAATAAAAATAGATGTGCACCACCAGATTTTGATCTAAATGTGACTAATGGGAATTTATGGGACTTAATAGAGGCTGTTATTTTTTTGTGATCTAAACCTTTGTACTCGTCAACGTCAATACAACCCCAACGACACTCGTTTTCTTCATTGATAGGTATGACACCTAGTGCAGGTTCTTTACCATCAAGATGGTCTTGCCAAAAAGTATCTGGTATTGGTTCACGTTTTATAAATGCTTTTCCTATGGCCTTGCCTTTGTCTGTAGTTTCACCAGATAAAACTAGCTGACCATACGCGCTTTTGTTGCCCTCAAATATTTCTCTAAACTTCATTTCTTCTTTCTAACTTTCTCATTTGTTTTATTGTAATAACCATTACTACATGGTGCTGAACAATATTTTTTGTGTTTTTGTGATGGATGATGTATTCTAAATGTAGTGCCACATTTAATACATGTCTTTTCCTCATCAATCATATATAATCCTTTCTCGTAGCCCCCAGTACGGGGGAGTAAACTAGGGGCTACACCATGGTTAAAACGGTACGTCTTCCTTAGATTCTGTACTGTCATTACCATGTTTTGCCTTCACGTCTCCCGTAGAAACACTATCAGCAAAACTTTTTGCGGACTCGTACATTGCTTTGTCTTGTACAGGTCCAACCTTTTCAACACTCCAACCAAACCAAGTTCCCTTGTCATTTGATTGCTCTACTGTTTTAAGGTTATACACGTGACTGTAAGCCGCTGGTGTAAACAAACCATTTTTACCTTTTAGTTTGATACTGGCCATCATTGCATTCCAATTACGACTTACTTTAAGTTGCGTTGACTTCATAGAAATCAATGCTGTTTGCATATCTTCAGTCAACACAAAGTATGATGCTGTGTTCTCAAGATAGTTACCATTGTCTAGTCTATCTTTATAACCTGCATCACGCTTAGATTGCTTGATGATACCACTGTTGGCCGCATGAATTGCAACAGGAGCACTTGTGCCCTGTCCTCTATCCGACCACTCAACATACTCACGTTTATAATAACATGGAATTATGTTGATACCTTTCTCACCATCATATGTCTGCTTAGTCACGGTATTGAATATCATACCTGGCTCTGCGCCTTCTACATACTTGGCATCCCGTTTGTTTGTCTCGGGTGACAGTTGTCCTAACACTCGTAGGAATGGTAGCGCAAAATCTTCCGCTCCCATTTCTCCTATCGCTTTGTTAGCATCTTGTTCGAACATGCTCGCTAAAGCTACGTCCGTCTTCTTTTTTTCTGCTACTTGGTTCATGGTTCTTTTCTCCTTATTCATGATTTCCGGCTAATTTTAGTTTGATCTTTCACAAAAGTATGAAAGAAATCCGAGGGCATATCGAGGCCGGCCTCAATACGCTCCCGGTAAAGCGCCTTCAAAGTCATAGGCTCTACCTTTTGTTTTTGGGTAGGCTCATAACCTTGTTCGACGGCAAGGTAAAGCATCTGCTCCGCCTTGTTATCTTCGCCCTTCCCGAACTGTACAGCAATCTCATTTTTTATAAGATCACCTAGTCCGTTCTCACGAAGCCATGTATACGCTGATTCGACCGAGTCTTTTTTTACAGTGCAACTGTAGGATTTTCTAACCTCTACACCGCTACCGTCAGCGAGTTTCAAAGATGACAACCCTTGCTCTGCTAGCAAATTAGGTATCACCTCCGAAGAAATCTTGTCTGCCTGTTCTTTTTTGTGTTTAATTTTTTCTTCTAGCTCAGCTATTTCATTTTCGAATGCCTGTAATTCTTTGCAAGAATCAGCTAGTGTTTGAATGTCTGTTCTCTCAATCAAATTTTGTTGATCGTCTTCTAAATCGTCTAATGTAAGTGTACTCACTCCACTTCTCCTTTCTGATATATATCTATCCGTAATGGATAATATGTTTGTTCTCTTTTGTCCCACTTCAATAAATTAAATTGTCCATTTGTATTGTCACTGACAATAGCTGTAGACAATCCAATTACTGCAGGATCACCTGTACATAAAATGTAATCGTTAGGTGTAAAATCTTTTAAGTTCTTTTTCATTTTAAAAATGAACGGTGTAGAACTAAAGATCATCTGTGATAATTCTGGTAAACAAATTACTAAGTTACCAAACTCTGCCGCCCCAAGAATATTCATATTCCTAGGTGGGTGTTGTAGTACGTAAACTAAAGGATCGTTAGGTTGAGCTTCTTTATAATCTAAAAAATCTACTAAACTTCTACGATCGTATAGCTCAAATATCTTGTTCCTTTGTTTCATCATTATCACTTTCTGCTTTCTTTGTAGCTTCGTTGAGTTTGTCTGTCAACTGAGCAATCGTTAATTCTAAATTTAAAATATCATTGTTGCGTTTTTGCAACATATTTAATAAAGAATTTACTGTTTTTTGTTCGTCCATAACTTTCTCCGTTTTGTAGTTGACATGTAATGTAAGCATGATTATATAAATGTCAAGAAAGAATATATGATAAAACATTATAAGTTTAAAACTAAGCCTTACGAGCATCAACTTAAGGCATTAGAAAAATCGTGGGCCCAGAAAACCTACGCTTTATTTATGGAAATGGGTACCGGTAAATCCAAGGTCCTCGTTGATAATATAGCTATGCTGTATGATAGAGGCGCGATCCGCGGTGCATTAATCGTAGCACCTAAGGGTGTGTACAAAAACTGGCATGACATAGAGATACCTGTGCACTTACCAGATCATATAGAACACACAAAAGTATTGTGGGAACCGACGCAAACAAAGAAAAAACTAGCTGAGCTAGATACGTTGTTTGACGATAAAGGTGATCTTAAGATATTGATAATGAACATAGAAGCATTTTCTACGACAAAAGGACTGGACTTTGCGCACAGTTTCCTTAACATATTTATGGGGAAAGCTCTCATAGGAATTGACGAATCAACGACAATCAAGAATCCGACAGCTAAACGTACAAAAAATATATTAACAATAGGGAATCTAGCGTCGTATCGTAGAATTTTAACTGGCTCCCCTGTAACTAAGTCACCTCTTGATTTGTATAGTCAATGTGAGTTCCTGGACCCTTATCATTTAGGTCATCAATCTTACTACAGTTTTCGTGCACGTTATGCAAATATGGTCAAGAGAAATTTTGGTGGACGATCAGTACAGATAGTTGCGTCATACAGAAAACTTGATGAGTTGACAGACAAACTAGAAAAGTTTTCTTATCGTGTATTAAAAGAAGATTGTTTAG